ATGGCACAGATGAGGCAAGACGAACTTTATCATACAATTGTGATTTAATAAAACCAGAAGTAGAACAATGATACTTAAAATAATAGGATTCTTTGCGATAGTTTATGTTATAGTTCAATATTTACCTGAAATCTTTGAAACTGTAGATAAATGTTTAGGAAACGCTTGACAAAGGAAACAAACTAGTGTATAATATACTATATGCACGAAATACTAATGCATAGAAATGTTATAAATATAAAGGTGCGATACATACAGCACAGAACGATACAATAATAATACAAATACAATAATACGGAGAAATATATGACATCAAGTCTATCAGCGTTAAAACGCTCAAACAACTTAGACACCCTAATGGGTGAACTATCAAAGGTTGCAGAACCACAAAAACAATCAAACTCATATCAAGACGATAGATTCTGGAAACCAGAACTCGATAAGTCTGGTAATGGGTATGCTGTTTTTCGTTTTCTACCAGCAGTACAAGATGAAGATTTACCATGGGCAAGACTATGGTCACATGCATTTCAAGGACCAGGTGGCTGGTTGATTGAAAACAGTTTGACAACTCTTAATCAGAAATGTCCGATTAGTGAGGCAAACAGTTTGTTATGGAATTCTGGCGTTGAGGCAGATAAAGACATTGCAAGAAAGAGAAAGCGTAAACTTTCTTATACTGCAAACATTATGATTATTAGTGACCCTAAACATCCTGAAAACGAAGGTCAAGTAAAACTATATAAGTTCGGTAAGAAAATCTTTGATAAGATTACTGAAGCGATGAAGCCTGAGTTTGAAGATGAAACACCTATCAACCCATTTGACTTTTGGGAAGGTGCAAACTTTAAACTGAAAATCAGAAAAGTTGATGGTTACTGGAATTATGACAAATCTGAATTTGATAGTCCGTCTGCGATTGCGCCAAATGACGAGGCAATAGAAGAAATATGGAATAAACAATTTCCATTAAAACCATTTCTCGCACCAGAGAACTTTAAATCATATGATGAATTAAAAGCAAAGCTTGACAAAGTTCTTTCTGGCGTTAGGAATACTGGCACCGCTGAAGATGTTGCAATCCCACCTGCAACACCTAAAGTAGAGTCAGTTGTAGAAGAAACAGTAAGTTCCCCGACACCTGTTCCGGCAACTACTGCTGATGATGATTCAGACGAAACTTTGAGTTATTTCAGTAAGTTAGCAGAAGAGGACGAGTAATCTCTCCATCTGTTTTCACTACTTTGGGGTTAGAAAGTTGTTTTCTAACCCCATTTTTGTCTAAATATTACTACTGATTATGAATGAAGTTTGAGATATCAAAACAACAACAACATAAAAGGAGAAAATTTATGTGGAAAAATATAACGGATACGATAGGTAATATTACTACGGTCGCTGTACAACTAATTGGTTTATCAGTAGCACTTGAAGTAGTATTTGGTGCAAATGTACCATTCTTATCTTTAGGTGTTATCGATAACATCTCTAGCATAGTAGCAAGCCTAGGTAACGAAGGTTTAGTAGGATTAGTTACAATCGCAATCTTATGGTCACTTTGGAAGAAGGACTAAGTTAAACAGTAACATGAAAAGGGGGCTTCGGTCCCCTTTTTTATGGTCAAAATTCTTATAAATAGTAGTATGAAAACATTAATGAAAACAATTCTATGTGTGTTGATTGTTTATAGTGCTCAGGTTATATCAAGTGATTTAACTTTTGGTTTTAATAATCCGTCGTTTAGTGGTGAAGGATATTCTAGTCATGTGCTATCAATATCACAGCTTGAATATAATAGAAAGAAATCGGTTTTAGATGACCTACTTTCAGCACAGGCTAAAGCAGAAAGAGCAGCCAATAATACTACCCTTGCCAAGTTTGTAACGAATGTTGAAAGTCGTATATTCGCAAACTTATCTAAACAAATGGTTGATAATATGTTTGGTACGAATTGTACTGAAGATGCCTCTACAACCGAATTAGAATGCCCATTGAGCGGTACAGCAACACTACCTGATGGTTCAACTGTTGCCTGGGTAAAAGATGAAACAGCAGAAACAATTACATTAACTGTTACTGCCGCTGACGGTTCATTAACACAATTAGTTGTACCAGTCGGCGACTTTAAATTTTAAAATTATGAATATGGAATATTTGGCAATAGCGTTATTATCTTGTTTAGTAGGTGCCTGTGGTACTACGAACACAAAGGCAATCGAGGGCGAGATGCCGTTCACACAAGGAACGCCAACTAAGACATTGTTACAGGAAATGCCCCCACTTATTGGTATGCCTACAGATAGTGTTACAGGCAACCCAGTAAAGATTACAGTTGCGGTTTATGATTTTCCTGATAAGACTGGTCAAAGAAAACAGGTTGGTCTATCAACAGCAGTTTCACAAGGTGCAGATGTTTGGGTTATTCAGGCTCTAATGGCAGTTGCACATGGTGATTGGTTTACAGTTGTTGAGCGGGCAAGTTTAGATAACTTAGTTAAAGAACGACAACTCATAAGAAGCACAAGAGAATTATATGATGGTTCACTAGCAACAGATAGTTTATCACCCATGTTGTTTGCTGGTTTAATATTAGAGGGTGGTATTGTTGGTTATGATACGAATACAACGAGTGGTGGTGCTGGGGCGAGATTTCTTGGTTTAGGCGTAAACGACCAATATAGAACAGACCAAGTAACAGTATCATTAAGATTGATTGGTGTACAGACAGGTGAGATTTTACTAACTGTATCATCAACGAAAACAATTGCTAGTACAAGTAATGGTTCAGATGTATTTAGATTCTTAGATTTAGGAACCAGAGCATTAGAGATAGAGTCTGGCAATGCAGCTAACGAACCTGTGAATTATGCGATTCGTACTGCAATAGAGTATGGTGTTTTACAGATGCTTTACGAAGGCAAAGAACTAGGTTTGTGGGAATGGGCAGAACCTGTCATTGCAGACGATAAAGACATAAATATAGCTCAATCTGATATAAAACTTGACGATTGGGTACCAAAACATCCGATTTCGGAGAAACAAGGAGAGTAATCTTGAGATTTTTAACTTTCTTTATTATGTTTCTGATGAGCATGTCAGCGATGGCTGCAAATAAAATTTATGTAACACAAGCAGGTGCTTCATTAGTATTTGATGTATTACAAGACGGCGACGGCAACAAGGTAGGTAATAGTACTACAGCATCTACTGTGTCTGGCACAGCGTCAAACTTTAATATCGACCAAGTCGGTAATAGTAACTTAATCACCTTTGATATTGAAGGTGATAGTTTTACTGGTGTGTTTAATCTACAAGGTAATAGTAGTAATATCGATTTCAATTGTGATTCTGCTGGTGCAACTTCAGGTTGTGATGATATTAATGCAGTAATTAATTTTACAGGTAACTCACAAGACATTGATGTAGACATTGGACTTACTGGGAGTAAGTCTGGTGATAATGCAGACATTGATATTGTTGGTCAATCAGGTACAGATAGTACTGTTGTTAATGCTTCTATTGATGGTACAAGTGTAGTATTAACATTAACAATTGATGGCGATTCAAATAACTATCTAATCAATATTGACGACAATGGTGATGTTGCAGGTCATACTTTAATTATGACACAAACTGGTATCACGGCTGATGTTGATGTCGTTCAATCGGGTTCTTACGATAACTCGGCGACAGTAGTAACAACTGGTGATTCACAGAACCTTGATATTACACAAACTGCTGGTGGTACAGTAACATTAACGACCACTGGAAGTACATCAAGTGCTGTTAAGACAGTTAATATTAATCAGACAGGTCATGCAGTATTCAATACAAACGGAACAATTCTCGGGCAGACTTCAGATGGTTTGAATGGCGCTGGTGGTACATTTGATATAGACCAGACATCTACAGGTACAATTAACCTAGATACGAATGGCGATAATGTGAATGTCAGTATCGAACAAACAAGTACAGGTACAGTCAACATAGATGCAAACGGTACAACCTTTACGGCCGATATCGACCAAGATAATGCAAGTACACTTAACTTACACCATGATGGTACAGGTGCAGATTATGTTATCTTACAGACTGGTGGTAGCGGAGACCATATCACAATGACAGTTAATGGTAACTCAGCAAATGTAGATATTATTCAACGAGATTAATGTGCGACTTTTTATTATATTATGGTTTATAACATTTTCATCATTCGCTAGTATAATTGGCGATGTTATCTTACACGAAGGTAATGCCAATATCGAAAGAACGGATGGTGAAGATGTTGATGCCAAAAAAGATTTAGATATATTTCAGTATGATACTGTTAAGACAGGTAAAGGTAAAGTTGCTATTGGCTTTATTGATGACACACGAGTAGATGTTACTCAACATTCTAAACTTATCATTGACGAGTTTGTCTACGACCCAAATACAAAGACAGGTTCTCTATCACTCAAAGCGGCTCTCGGCACAGTACGATATGCTTCTGGCCAGATTGCAAAAACAAGCCCAACAAATGTACAGATAAAAACACCGACTGCTACAATCGGTGTTCGTGGTACAGATTTCTCAATGACGATAGACGAAGTGGGTAGTTCTACTATCATTCTATTGCCATCATGTGATACAAATGGCAACTGTTTCGTAGGCGAAATATCAGTTGAGTCTGATGCAGGCATGGTAATAATGAATCAGGCGTTTCAGGCGACGGTTGTAGACACTATTTCAAGCAGACCACTAAAACCAGTCATTGTAGACCTAGAAGAATCGCTTATCAACAACCTACTCATCATATCTAAACCAAGAGAGATTGTAGAGGCAATACAAGAGTCAGAATTAAATAAGGTTGCTACTGCACTTGACATTGACTTTCTAAAGTTTGACGAACTAGAAGTAGACTATCTTGAAGAAATAGAAGATGAGTATGTAACAATGCTTGATACAGATTTCTTAGACCAGAACTTTTTGGCCGACATTCTTGAGCAACTGAATCGTCAGTTGGCGCTACAGATGCGTTCTGAATTTGACAAGAAGAAAGGCACATATGATTTTACATTGGGTAAAGATAAAGACACAGGTATCACAATACTAGACCAAGAACCACAATGGTACTGGCATAGAGAAGCTGCAAGTGGTAGTGTTGTTGAATTATTACTTGAACAAGAAAACAGTTACATAATGAATATACAAATGGGCGATTTTGAACTGATAGATTTTGAATTAGGAGGCATAGAAAGTGAAATCACTATTATACAAAGTCAGTAGCTTATTACTAATAATATTATTATACATTCCAATCTTTTTTATGGCTGGGTCTGCATTTGCTAATAACGAGATATACATTACTCAAGTCGGCACAAGCAATAACTTTACACTAGATATAACTCAAGACGGTGATGATAATGTAGTGCAGTTATCTGTATCACACGACAACAACACAATTGACATTGACCAAGAAGGAAATAATAATACAGTTAGTTGGGTTTCATATTGGGGTTCTGGTCAAGGTTGGGGCGGTGACTTAGATGGTTCAGGTAATACTTTAAAGTTTGAACAATACAATACTACAGGTACAGATGCAAACAGAATAGGATTTCATATCAACACCAACGATAATAATGTTCACATCTGCCAAGGCAAGACATTTGTTGACACCAGTGATACAACTTGCGAAGCGAGTGCTACAGCAGAATATGGCGGACACACAGTCAACTTAGATTTACATTCAGGCAATACAGATTTAAAAGGTTCACAAGAAACTGGTACAGGTAATGCAGACCATGAAGCAAGAATCTATACATATGGTGGTGAGAATAATGATATATTCTTTAAACAAAAAGGCAATGGTGATAAGTACATGCAACTTATAGTACGAACTGATAATGGAGAACAATCAGTAGTACAAAAAGGAGATGGTGCTCATACAGCAACAA